AGATTGCTTCTATATATAATAATGCAAAAAAAGGACGCTTGGCGCCCTGTTTAACTACTTGGACCGTTGATAATTAAGGTAAATTCACTAGCCCAATCCTGCCAATTGGCATACAATTCTGGGTCTGGAACGGGATAGGACATAAAGGTAGGTAGCTGGGACACGTTCTTGGCCACAAACTTCCATTCTTTTTCGTCCGTGATGTATGGGATAAGCTCCTCGGAATAGAACATTACCAAGTTGCCGTTCCAAGTCTGCCAGTCTGAGCCCTCCGGAATGAACGGAAAGAAGGTCTGAATTGCCATTAAGGCCTTTCGTCACCGTACTCAGCGGTAATCAGTAAACGACCCATTTCGTAATTGCCACCCACGGTATTAGACTCAAACTTTAGCCTAACTTCACGGTGCTCTACACGAAGGTCAATCTTGCCTGTATCTTGGGTAAAGTAGTACGGTCCAGAATTTTCTTCGTTTTGACCACCAGCAAACTTACGTCCAAGAATGGTCATAGCCATTGTGCCAGCCTGTAAAAAGTTAGGTTCAACACGGCGCAAGTGCATGCGTCGATTTACGCCAACAAGCCCCTCTTGGCTTGGGTCTCCTGTTAACCAACTAATGTCGCTAGTAGTAATACTGGAGTACACGGCCAGTTCGTTTTCAGGCGTAACTTGATTTAGTCCATGCTCATGTTGCCAAATTGTGTAGCCACCAGAAATAGGAAACACCAATGTTCCAGCTGGGATAGATACTGTAATTGCCGATGATAATGTTATTAACGTGGCATTGTAAGTAAAGTTAAACACACTGGCGGTTATGGTGTATACTTTTTTAGGGTCTGCTAAATCAGTAGAAAACACAACGTCGTTACCCGGCGGCAAAACGCCAGAGACGTTGCCTGACACATAGAATTGACTAGATGTTGGGGATGGAGCACCGCTTGGCGTTGCAATAACAGTTACGGGGTTACTAACAGTTGTATTGTATTCCCAGCCAGCCCAGATTGGTGTTGGGAACAACTCAGTAGTATATCCACAAGAACGACGAGCACCAATAGCCTGACCAGCGTCATACCACAGCTTGTCTTTTACGTTGTAAATAATAGCGTCGGTACACTCTGTCGCGGTACCTCTTGGATAAAAGAACCAAATCTCGTTGTAACGTGGTACCTTCGTGGCCCATACCTTTTGGCGTTGGGTGAAGTTCATGTTATCAAATAGCCAGTTTACGTTTTTATCATTAGGCAAAACACTTACAACACCGTTGTATTGATAGAAACGGTCAACGCCGAGCCAATAGTACACGCCGTCCATCTCGACAAAGCAAGAAGAGGACATAGTGGAGATCTGGCTAGAAATAATATCATAGCGCCAGTAGAGCGGAGCCGCGCCTGTGAAGGACACACGGATCAATGAATCAGTTGCCCAGAACAAACCGGATGGTGAGTTTGTACCACCTCGAACGGGAATACCTTTAACCACTTTGGAGGACGACATGTTAACTTGGTTGGCTGTTGCGCCGTTCCAATCTGTTAGTGTCTGTGTTCCATAGGTTGTTTCAACGTGGTTGTTTGCGATGTAGCCGTTATCACCATACGCAAAAATGTAAGGATAAAGAACGCACACACCACCAGATACGCTGATAGGTTGATAGGTTGGTTGCTGACCAGTGGAGTCAGCTAGAATGGAGAAGTCCCAATTGCCCGGACTTGAAGGCACAATATTGCCATATAGAACAGGAGATGGCACACCATTGTCGATGTTTAATAAGTTTAAGCCCGGATGTGCTAATACTTTTAAATCACCACCAACAGGGGAGTACTGCAAATCAAACTGCCATAGATTACGTGCGTCTGGTGAAAAAGTGACGTCATTAATCCATACATCAGTCACAGTTCCAGCTAATGCTGGTGTGAAAGTGACCACAGTGTTTGGTGTGGTAAATACAGGAGTGCCTACTGTAGTGTACTCAACTGGATTGTTTTGATCAAAAATAATCTTAGTACCAGCGGGGTACACATCTGTAAAATCTTTAATTGGTGATGACGTGCTGGTAATTGTGAATGTGGTTGTGGTATTTGCAGAAACAGATTGATTAGAGTAACCTTGCTGAATATTAGCAAGGTACGGGCCGCTGCCAACACCGAAGGTTGTGCCTGTGGTAAATACTTCAATACCAGTTTGGTCTCCAACGAAGATGTAGTTAATGCCGTCAAATGCATTCGTAACCATACCACGGGGTATACCATTAAACGAACCGAATAGTTGACGGTAGCCACCCATTTTCTTAGGCACGCCACGTTGGAAACGACACCATTCGCCTGCGCTATATTCACGCGATTCAAATGTAGTACCATCGCGCTTAATACCGGGCTGTACACCAAGGGTGTAAACTAAATTGTATTGCTCTTGTGCTGTTCCAGAATCTTGTTGCTGAGCCATTAGAATACCCCGCCTTTAATTCCGTTAAGTGCTGTAAATGTGGCTGGAGTAACTATTTGTGGATCAGCTGGTGTGGAGTTATCTAGCTCCATAATCTTAACTCCGTTTGCTGTCAAACCTAATATACCAGCGTTCTCCAAGTACATACCTGTTGAGGTATCACTGATAAATGAGAAGCTAGGCGCTGCAGCAGAACCGTCTTGAGCAAAGAAAACAGTAGTTGTCGCTTGTGACAAAACGTACAAGAAGTTACCATCACTAAGCACAGTAGCAACAGTTCCCGGACCCAGTGGGATCGGAGTTTGTGAACTTCCGGATACTTGGAATGTGACGTTATATGTCACACCGCTAGTGTCATTTAATAGGATGTACAGCTGTGTAGTAGCTGGTAGTAATACGTTAAGGTCTGTTGTACGTGTGCCAGATAAGGCTACGTATGTTTGAATAATTGGAGCGTATGACACCAAGCTAAACGTAGAACCAACCACTGCGTCAACGTCAAATGTTGCCGATGTGAATGTTACGTTTGATGGTGTTGCTAAACCAACAGTAAAGAAGTTGCCAGTGGATGACTGGAACATCAATACACCGGACTCGCCCGGATTTACTGTAATGTTTGGTTGATTGTTGATCTGTGAGATACCAGTACCAACAATGTTTATAGATCCTGTGCCGTTATTGCGAAAGCCAATAAACCAACCTGCTGTTAACAGGGAGGCGTCAGGTAAAGTAAAGGTGCCGTTACCACCAGTCCAAACCAATGTCTCAGCGCGACTAGCATCAGTAATAGTTGGGGTGGATGATACAATGATTGGGTCTTGGGTGACTGCTAACTTACCAGCTAAGGTAGTTAGGCCTGCGCCTTGCAAAGTGGCTGCATCGGCAGATGATGTGCCAGTGCCAAATGTAACGTTTTGCCAAATACCATCTTCTGTGGAGTTATCAGACAAATAGAAGTATTTAGATTCGCCCGGAGCGACGATGACAGAAGAGTCACCAGAAAAGTCAACAACAACAAAATCTACCGCACCGAAGTTGCGGAACAAAATGTCTGTACCAACAGACCCTTGACCGCCGGGAGGCAGGCTAATAGATAGACCGGACGCGAGTGGCGTGCAGTCCATGATACGAGCAGCTGGAACTTCTGGGGGATTAACTGTAGCTGGCCAATGCAAACTCTGATTCGTACTAAACTCTAAAGCATAGTACGTGACATCAGTTTGTTGAACAACGTCACCAGTAAATGGTGAGACATAGGTCGGCATTGATTAAGGCTCCTGTACGCTAGTGTTGCGATCAACGCGACGTGTGCTGTCTTCTTTCTTAAGTGCATTTAAGCAGTCTGTATAGTATGATTTCCATACAGGCAACTTATCTAAGGCTTTCAAATAGCCTTGTGCTTGAAGTAGTGTGCCAAACAACATTGCCTGTGGGGCAATTTGTGTAAATAGGTTTGTTTGATTTGTTGAATCAAGTGGCTGCACCAAGCTGTAGTAAATGATTTCTACAGGGTAGTCTTGATCCGGAACTGGTGCAAAGTTCCAGTTGTTGTAGTCATACTCAGCATAATACTTAGGCTGGCTTGGATTAGACTCAGATAAGTACTGGGCAACATAATCTTGCGAGCGCAAGAGAACCGGCTCACCATTAACCTTCATGGAGATAGTTTTTCTCCAGCGAGTTGGTTTGAGCAATACTGTCTCACCTGTTAACAAGGTTGTCTCTACAACAACTAACTGCAAGAGTGTTTTTAACTCTGCGGCAATAGCAGACTCAGCCAAACCAATTAGGCTAGGGATTTGAGCAACAAAATCTGGGTCATCACGTTCCATATACTTCTGAACGTCCTCGACCAGATTGTCGTAAGTCATTACGTATGCTGTGGTCATCGTGTGTAGTAGCTTATGTTAGGTTGGAAGTAGATTGGTGACTTGTCACGATCTTCTTCTTCAAATTGTGTACGTGCATCTAATGCCAGTTTTTCCAAGTACTGAACTCGAGCCATGTCAACACCCGGCAACTGCATAGACAGTTTGTGAGAAAGGGCTGCTTGGAAATACGGTACTGCACGATCAGGCATATACAATTCATTGGTTAGTGAACCAACGTCTTGTGGCTGGCATTCAATGATTAAAGAGAATGCTTGGAAGTTGTTGTTTGGAACTGGCCATAGATACATCTCTGGGTCGATCTGACGATTGAACCAGTACTGCAATGAACGCTGACTTGGGAATTGCTTATTAGGCAGTGAGAAGTAATCGGTACGATTGAGTCGTGCCATTGGGATTACTTGTTGTGATTGAGCAAACTGAATCGCACGCATTGACATAGTAGAGCCAGTGGTGCGGTTGTTCAGACGATAGAAGTTAAACGCCTGTGTAGTGTTGATGCCATAGTATTGCCATTGACGATCGGCCAGTGTGACAGATGGGAATGATTCCCAAGTAGTCCATGTGATGCCGTCATCACTTACTTGAAAATCAATATCGTAAGTAGCACTGCCGCTAGGAGCATAAGCATTAAAGCCAACATAAAATAACCTCGTCGCTTGTTGATACGCAGCACCAAAGTAATTATCAACTAATGTGGTTGTTGCGTGTTCGTTTAAATCGGCGTTGGTTGTTTGATCAAACAACAAAGGTACATCTGAGTTACTAACTGGGAGAGTGCTAGAGAACGATGGATTTACAATGTAGATCCAGTTGGCTTCCAATACGTCAACGGTATTGGCAGGCATGGGTAATACTTGTTGGTTTGTTTGTGCTCCAAGAACTACGATCTCTTGTAACCAGATATTGATACCACGGTTTACAGAGTTTTGGAGGATATAGAAAAGGGACTGTTTGGCTGCAGCGATATACTCAGGTGTCATCTCTTCCGAGGTTTTACCTGCATCACGGAACGCATAAGAGATTAACTGGTCAATGTTGACCTTGGTTTGATTGTATGTGCCAGAGTATGCCACAGATTACCTTCCGCGGCCAGCGGCTCGCTTTTGTACTTTGTTTGGTAGATTCTTAGATGCTGGACCGGCTTTAACAAACTCTTTGCCAACCTTTTTAGGAATGCCAATGGTGCTCTTGCCTGCCGCAGCGGCGTACATAGCGCCTTGTTGTGCTTTAGACTTGAATGGCATTAGCAGACCTTCCCACCACGTTTCATTTTACCACCACCACATTTTTCAACGGGAGCAGATTCTGCGTCAGCCTTACCACCAAAGAACTTAGCTAACTTAGAACCAGATTTGGCTTGTTTGTCAATTTGCTCTTTAGCAATACGGTTTTGTTCTGGTGTACCCATTACGTTTTCGTAGAGTGACTTACCAGCTGACTTAACGGCGTCAATTACATCACCACCACCAGCCATACTTGGCTTGCAACGCTTAGCTGCTGCAATGCTCTTCTTATCTTCTGCAGTCTTCTTGGCGCCATAGACACCACCACCGCACTTGTACTTCTTAACTGTGCCAACTTCTTTTTTAGCACGACCACCGCACTTGAGCTTGAGCTCAGTCTTTGGCTCGCCCTTATGCAAGGCAGCTTCGTGTTGCTTAACGCCTTTTTTAACAATGGACTTGTCCTGAGCGATGTCATCAGACACCTCAGTCTTGCGCTCACGCTTCTCGTAAGCCTCAATGGCTTTTGATACAGAGCCGCCGGTTTTCATCTTAACGATACGCTTAAAGTCTTCCATGGTGCTTCCTAAAGGTTAATTGTTCTATATACACTAATGCAAAATAAGGGCTAAAATCGCCCTATGTTCCAGCTAAAAACAGGGCCCTCTCGGCCTGCCTGCGTTTCTTTAGACCGGGGTTGGTCCACTGCATAAAGGCATTGGCTGCCTTTTCGGTGTTGCCATCATTAAGGTGCTTCACTACATCCGAGCGGATCATACGATCCGGGCCAATGTTATGGCATAGGCTGTGTAGTGCATCAGCTTGGGTCCTGTTGACCATGACCTTTATAGCCGATTCTAGGGCATCTGAGCACGTTTTAAGGTCTTGGTGTAGTAACCCCCTTACCTCATCCTCAGAAAGCTCTCTATGGAGCATATAACGATCCTGAGAGCGTATTAAGTGTCCTACTCCAATCGTCCAGTTACCCTTCTGATCTTGGTAGGCTTTTGTCTTAAAACCCTCAAATCCTGTGATTACCTCAACGGTGGACTCAGCCACCCACTCAAACTTCTT